GTTACAGCAATAGAAAATAATCAAGATATTGCACAAGTGTACCAAACATTATTCCCTAATGATAAGGTTATTGTTGCAGATGCCCATGAATATTTATTAAATCATTTCCAAGAATTTGATTTTATATGGTCAAGTCCGCCATGTCAGACCCACTCAAGTTTTAGGCATAATATCTGTGTTAGATTTAGAGGAACTAAAGAAGAATATCCTGATATGAGATTGTATCAAGAGATAATATTTTTACAATATCATGCTAAATGTAAATGGATAGTAGAGAATGTTAAACCTTATTATCATCCCCTAATTAATCCATCTATTGAATTGCAGAGACATTTGTTTTGGTCAAACTTCAATATATCAAACAAAGAGTTTAATAGTGAAAAAATAAGAACTGCACAAATTCCAGAACTCCAACAACTACATAAATTTGATTTATCTAACTATAAACTCAAAAATAAAAGGCAAGTATTGAGAAACTGTGTTCTTCCTGAATTAGGTTTGCATATATTCAAAGAAGCATATAAACAATTCAATTAAGTAATTAACATGGCAAAACAACTCGAACCAAGAATTCAGGGAATGATTGAAGACATTCACCATTGTAGATTCACTAAAGACTATGCCAGACAATATGGTGGTAAATGGTATTGTACATATCACTTCCCTGAACAGTTAAACCCGCCAGTCTTATGTAGTAATGTAACCCAAGAACTCGTTTACGTGGCAAAGGGTACAGGCCAGAATCAAATTAAAATACCTTATTACCGATGCAATAGATGGTAAGATGTTCACTAACAAAGCATTGCGTAAACCAATGTGTCCATATTGTTTTGATGGAGAGATAGTTTACGACAGAGACAGTAAATCATATTACTGCTCCCATTGCAGCAACGATGTTGAAATTGAAGATGTGAGGAAAAATGTGTGAAGAAGTGCTTTATGCAGGAATTGGATTTGGAGTCATATTGTGCATATTTTTCTTCTTCATTACGCGAGGATTAAGGAAATTGGGATAGTAAAAATGAAATGCATTTTCTATTGAATCTCGTAAGAAACAAAATTAGAAAAAGTAAAGTAAATTAAAGTTTTTTCAACGCGTCGATTGCTATCTGCGCACTGTTTCGCCAACTCCAATTCATCGCATCAGTTAATGCAGTTTTGCCCATCTCTTTAATTTTATCTTTGTTTTCAAATGCCCAACGCATCTGTTTTCTAATATCGTCTTCAGACGGCAATGCCCAAAAGTTACCTTCGTGAAGTGCATCCCCCCACGTTGTAACATCCACTAAACTGTAATCTAGTTTAATATCAGATTGTTTTGTCATGTAATCTGTCTGGCCACCAAATCCTGTTTGGATAGTTGGCAATCCGCAAGCTTTCGCTTCAAGCCCAGGCAAGTTAAACCCATCACACATTGTTGTACTGATAAAACAATCCCCCTTATAACAAGAAGGCATATCGTGCAAGTAAAACATTGCAGTGTTAATGAACATCTCGGGGTTTTTATTATCGGCGTTTTCAATCTTTAACTTATTTAATTCTGTTTGTAAATCCCACCCTTGAGAAAAATACGCGCTGTTTACCTTAAGCCTCAACCTTACTTTTTCTCCATTGTTAAACTCCTTTAAGTACGTTTTTATTAAGTGTTGAACACCGCCCCTGTCAAGTTCACCATGCGCCCATCCTTTATTTGCAGTAAACACAAAGTAATCTTTATCTACTTCAAGTTTTGGTTGTGGAGTAAACAAACTCAAATCCACACCGTGCGGAACAATAAAGATATTATCTCGCGTGTATCCTGAATTGCGGCACGCTTCTAACACGTGCGCACTTGGAACCCAAATCTGGTCAACTCGTGGATTGTTCATGTACTTCAACCAATATTTAGGAATATACTTACCTTCCCAAACTAAAAACCCGATGAAGTGAACAGGGTTGTGTGCTAACTCTAACGGCCAGCGAGGAGGTAAGTCTATCATAACTAAACTACGCTCTTCTTCAAACGGTTTGTTTAACATTAACAACTCTGCATCATTTACTAATGCTTCCCATCCGTTAGTTTTCGGAGATATTAAGTGTACATCAACACCTTGTTCATGCAATGCATTTACGAGTTGTTTAGTGTGATTTGCGTACCCGCTTGAACCAAATATGTTACCTACAATTGTGACTTTCATTGTCCCACCTCATTTTTTAAATCAATAATATGAAGAATTGTTTGGTTATATCTCTCCAAAAAGTTTCCGTTCTGTTCAACCTTTAATTTAATCCATTCAAGGAATATAGTGTGGTCAATTTGAACATACTGTTGGTATTGATTGTACCTGCATCCCCCACTCGGAGTTTGTAAGTGATATGCGATTGCAGATAAGCAAGCACCAATCTTATATCCGTTGATTATTGCATTGAAACTAAAAAAACCCTCTTCCCTGAATCCAACAGGCGTTAAATTTGTAGGATACTTAATCTTATTATGCAGTTCTGATTTGTAGAGTGCGTTTGTTCTAAACTGATGACATGGAATAATCACATCATCTTCTCCATAAGTATATGCTAACTCGTCTTTGTTTAATGTTAAGTTTCCGTTACTATCAATTTTGTGTTCGCAGATAATGTTTCCAACATATTTAGATTCTCGTGAAACTTCTGGTTGTGAAAGTATTGGAACAACACCAGTCATGACATCGTAACCTAAATAAATTCCTTTGATTAATTTTTGAAGGTAATCAGGTTCCAATATAACATCATCATCAAGTCGGCAAGTATATAAGTTTTGAAACGTATCGTGCCGGATACATTCATTCCGCACGTGGCATACTCCGTTGCTTACGTTCTCGCGCAGTAACTTTACCTTATGTCCTTCCAGTGCAATCCGGTTGATTAATGACATGATAAAGTGGCAGTTTGTGATTGGAGAACCTGACATATCATCGAGAAGTATTAAGTCCCAATCTTTGTAAATCTGGGTTCTTAAACTTTGCAGCAATAAAGCGAGTTCGCTGTGCCTGTCTTTTGTACAAACGTGTATTGTTGTTCGATTGTTCATTTAAATTCCTCTTTTTTTAATATCTTGTTGTGATATTAACAGTTTACCATTTGTTTTCATACTTCGTCCCTTTCCACTTTTCTTTAAACAGTTGTTTGTTTTGTTTAATTAACTCTTTCTTTTCATCTGACATTTTCTTTAATGTGTGAGAACCTTCATGCCCGCAAACGCTCTTACCAACACATGAGATTGTAAACCCTTCATACAATGCACGCAAACAGTAATCCACATCTTCCCATTCACCGTAAATGAACTGTTCGTCGAGTAACCCAACGTTATTCACACACCGTTTAGTTATCAGTACGCAGTAAAAGGCAACGTGAGTATCTCCGCGTAATTCGAGGTTTGGTCCAATAATTCCATCGTTAGGGTTATTAAACATTGCAGTGCGGAACAATGTTAACCAGTTCGGTTTCACTACAACATCATCGCTGATTAATATGATACTGTCATAATCGTTAGTGTTTTGGAGAATTCTTAATCCGTGATTCATTCCAACAGCAAACCCTTTGTAATCGTGTTTGTAAACCATGATTCCAAAGTTATCTTCAGGTGTATTTGCAGAGATGGAAGTTAGGCACTTTTGGAGAGTGTGTTCATTCCCCGTAACAGTGAGAACGAATATTAAAGTTTTGGTCATTTAACTCTTCTCCATCTTCTCTGCAATGATTAACTGATGTGCGTATAAAAAGTATTTAGGAGTCTCAGTAATCTTAAACCCTGCATTTTTAATCTGCTCTTCCCACCACTCACGCGGTTTCTTTGTCTTGTGTGTAACATCTGCTTCTAAGTTAGGGTCACCTAAAAATGGGATTGAAAATAAAGCGTTTTTACTTGTCAACTCAAACACGTTCTTTAATGCAATTGGTATCTTCTCTTCTTCAATGTGTTCAAGTATATCATACGCGACAACTAAATCATAATTTATATGTGTTTTTAAATTACCTGTAATGTCTTCTTGCCATAATACAAGGTGTTTGTAAGGTGAGTTATTTATTGCCCATTGACTGATATCAATCCCACAACCCATTTTAGGACTATAAGAATCAAATGCAAATACTCTATGGCCTAATCCGCAACCTATCTCTAAAAAGGATTTTGGGTTAAAATAATCAATCCAATGGTGTGCATCAATGAAATGCTTTACTTCTAATCCCCTATTTGCAAAGTATATCTCATCATTCAGGTTTGGAATCAAAAAGAAATCTTTAATTACTTGCGGTAACTCAGTTGGATTAAATGCTGATGAAGGGTACGCCCTAAATAAATGTTGCCTGTACCAATTATCAAGATATTGGGGGGTATGAATATTGCTTTTTTTTAAATGATTTAAATATTTTTTTCGGATATCTAGAGTAAATTTAGAATATCCTAAGTGCCATAATACAAAGATATCTAAATTTTCGCTATATAAATTTTGTTGTTCTAATAATAAAATTGGATGTTCAACTTCATTATAAAAATAATTAACAGAAGGAATCCAACTAAAAAATCTATGTAAACACCAATGTTTATCCTTTGTGCTATCTTCATGTTGTAAACTACCAATTAAATGTCTCATTTGGGGATTATAAACTTTTATTTTTTTTATAGGATTTTTATTACACCATTCTCTTAATTTTTTTATATCATCAACTATTTCATCGCTGTCTAAAATAAGAACCCAACAGGGAGTTAGTTCTTTTTCTTTAATTATTTTAAGATATTCATTTCGTTGTTTTCCATTTGCACCAATAAAATCATGTTCATATTGCTGAGAAAGTATAGTTATTTTTTCTGTACCATACTTCTTAAAAAGGCGTTCTATTGTATTATCTCCTTTTGTTTGACTATAAATAATATAAATGTGGTCAACTTCCTTATAAACAGAACTAATTGAAAAATCAATTAACTCCTCATCATTTTCAGTAATATAACATACAATCAATCTTTCTGACATAAAAATTCCCCCATTCTTTTTATTACTCCTAAAAGATTATTTTTTATTTCATTTTCTTTTAATCGAAGCAATGATAAACAATTCTGTTGACAATATTCCTCTTTATTTTTATCTGCAATTTTATTTTTAGAAAGAGAATGCCAATAATCTCCATCACATTCAATATATTTATTTGTACCTATAATATGTATATCAAAAAAGAAACGGTCTTTTTTTACTTGTTCAATAATCCCAATATTATGCAAACGCAAATAACTTGAGATGGTTTGTTCTATTTTTTCACCACAACCGCACATACAAGTCTTATCCATTTAATATGTCAACCCCTTTACTTTCACTTCTTTCATGAACTTGTTAAACAATTCCCTTAACTGTTGTTCTGTCAAATTTTGGTGTTTAAACTGCAACTTCTCAGGCAAACCATCCTTTCCAACCTGATAACAGTTATCCCAGTTAAGGTTTTTCTTGTCAATCTCAATCCCATACTTCTCAGGATTGTTCCATATCTCCGTATCAGGATAAGGGGTAAAAACGTAAGCATCAGCGTAATCACTGTCCCTCAGTAATTCCTTAGCCATCTTTATAGTCTTCAGTTCAGATTTGTACGTTGCTCCCGGAAGACCAAATATAAAGAATCCTTTACACTTTAATCCGTATCTGTGCAACATCCTAACAGCTTTCTTTTGCTCTGCAACGGTTTCTCGCTTGTTAATCTTCTGTAATACTTCGTCATCTCCTGATTCAAGGCCAATGCTTACGATTGTACATCCTGCTTCTTTTAATGCTAAACAAATCTGGTCATCTAAACAGTTCGCACGCGTAGTGCATCTAAACACAATGTTTTTGAAGTTTTCTTTGATGAGTTTACAAAACTTAAAAACCCATTCCTTGTTTGCTGTGAAAGTATCATCTGCAAAGTAAAACCCGCGCACTTTATAGTTTTGATACAACACTTGCATTTGGTGGATTGCGTTTTCTGGCGATATTGGTTTAATGTAATTCTTTAATCCACTACCGCAGAAGATGCATGAGAAAGGACAATTGCGGGAAAAGACAAGGATTGCTCCTTTCTTACCATCAACTTTCATTTTATATCGCGACATATCAACTCCTTCATAATCAGGAATAGGCATATCATCTAATGTTGCGATATAAGTTTTATCTTTAGTATGGTTTACGAGATTAAGTAATCTGTTCTCGCTATCATCGTCTAAGAAGTACTCACAATTGTTTTTAAGTAAATAATCAGAAGAGTGATTCATAACGTGCGCACCGCCAACTATCCTCTTCGTTTCTGGGCAGATAAACTTAATGTCTTGTAATAATTTAATACATTGGTTTCTGTTTGGTGTTGATACTGTAATGCAAACATAATCAGGTTGTTCTTCCATTACTTTGTACATTACGTCTCCAATGAAATCATGATTTAAATCAAAGATAATGCTTTTTTGATTGTACTTTTTACACATTGCGCTGAGTTGGAGTAACGATAATGGCAACCTATCCCCTGCGTTTTTCAAAAAATCATCTTTTGGGTTTATGAAGATTATCTTGTTCATTCATTCACCAGTTCTGTTAATCTCTTATCCCATTGTTCTATCACAACGGGCCATGAATAGTACTTTAACACTTTCTCTCTGCCAATCTTGCCGTAGTGTTCTCTCAATGCTTTGTCTTTGTACAGTTTCTCTAACTTCAATGCCCCATCCTTAATGCAAGCTAACCCACGCTCAACTGACCAATTGCCTGTAATTGTTCCATTGGATAGTGCAATGTCCATGTCTTTCTCATTGTATCCTTTGTTAATCATTGTTTCAACGTAAGTTTCTTCATCGTTTCCAGCAAGTAAGAACGGTTCGCCGCATTGACCGTTGGTGATTAACAACTCATGTGTTGTTGTGTAATCAGGGAGAACGCATGGAACACCACACGATAACGCTTCAATAGTACATACACCAAACCCTTCTCCAGAGCTAGTACTAAAGTAAACATCAAATGCATTGTAAACTTCATTCATTTGTTGGTAAGTGAACCCATTGTAAAACGTCATTCCTGTAAACTTCACTCTGTTCTGCAGCGAATACCTTTCAATGAGTTTAAGCATATCAAACTGTGCAGCTAAGTCTTGCGGGTCAGTATGTAACAACAAAATAGCATTCATTGCTTTCTTTGAAAACAGTTTGAATGATTTGAATGTCCTGTCCATCATTTTTCTGCCTTGATTTCGGCCAATCACACCAACAATAAACTTCCCTTTTAACCCAATCCGTTCTTTAATCTTTTCTCTTTCTTCAGTTGAAAGAGGATGAAATAAATCAGTATTTGCTGCGTGAGGAATATGTTGTGTTTTAATGTTATAGTAATCCTTAATTTGCCGTTCACAGTAAACGCTCATTGGCACAGGCATGATGATTTTACTGAACTCTAATTCACAGTTCTGCGGCAATCCTCCGCCACCATCAGACGGAATCCAAAACACAGTCTTAGCTGGAGCGTAATTCTTCTGCAAGTACTTAGGGTATAACATAAACGTATCTAATAGTACACCGTAAATAGATGGTCTAAGTTTCTGTATCAACGGTTCGATTAAGTCTTGACAATACTGTTCTTTTCCAATCCCATGCAAGTGAAACTTAAATGGCGTTCCGTCAGTTAACTTAACGTGATTTGGCGGAACATCTTGACCAATGTAATTATTCCCTAAGTAATGAACTTCCCATCCTTTGTCTACAAGACCGTTCATTAAAAATAAAGATTGTGTGCTGAATCCTGTGTTTATGAAAGGACTGTCGCTGAGCCATAGAATTTTCTTATTCACTTTCCCACCACGCTTTTACTTGTAATGTTTTATGGGGTTTAACTTTCTCTGTCCTTTCTTGTGTATTAATGGATTCAAAGTTCTCAACTTTGCTACTTTGAATAGTATTTGAAACAACGAACATGATGGCATTTCCTGATTCTTGAACAATAAACGACGCTCCAGAAAACTGTGGTTGCGTTGCAATCGATGGCGGAACAGTTAAACGATACGCAATGTACTTCCCTTGCGGACGAACAACAACCTGATGATAGAACTGATAAACTTTGTTTGGAGAACGAAACGCAGTTGTATTTACGGACATAGTCAACCTCTATTTTTATAAAATCAGAAGTAAAGTAGTATTTATACTTTTTTGTTCATTTAAAAAGGCGGCACGTTTAATAAAAAACCTGCTGGAGAAAGAATGCAAAACTCCAGCAGGTAAGAGGTAGGGGTTACCCCTATCATGTCCTATGATTCTAAGATGCAACGTTAAAGTACTGTGGGTACTTAAACTTCAAATAGTTCTGAACAAACGTTATTCCTAGAACCAGTAAACTGCCAACAGTCATTTCTGTTAAGCTTGCAGGTAACCAGTTGATTAATGCTGCAGCGTTAAACAATACCACAATAGGTAATGCGCGCACGAGACTCTTCTTAACTCCAATCCATAAATTGTATACTTCTTGTTTCATGTTATTTCCCTCCAAAGATTTTTAAGTAAAGCGTTGTTATAGTTCCGCCGATTATCATTCCCAATCCACCAATGATTCCCCAAATAATGTTTTGCTTTAATTTTATCTCTGCGATTTGGGTAGTGTGGTCTTCTGACTTTTTACATAAATCATCAATTTTAGTGAATATTCTCTCCTGCCCTTCTTTGATATTAGTTATTTCAGTAAATAATACTTCATTTGTTATTTTCATTTCAATCCCTCGAAATTAATATTAACATTTGATTGCGACCATGAACATTCATTATTAACAGTAAACCAGATTTCACTATAATTTTTTAACTTTTTATGTTCATCTCTCAATGGCATTGATTTGTTAAATGCATAGTAACACCAGTCACAAACACACCACGTCATATCATTGCGTAAGAAGATTAAATATGCGTGTCCTGCTTTCTTTGCAGTCTTTGGGTCAATTACATATCCNGCGCACAGTTTAATCCTCCATGCAGGAATGCCCGCATTAATGGCTAGAGAGTAAAGTAAGATTGCACCATCTTCACAATCCCCTTTCCACTTACTTATTGTTTCGTTTGGTCGTTGCCAATATTCTGCCTGATTCCACTGCGTTTTATCAGAAGTGTACTTCAATTTACTCTTAACAACTTTTTCCAAGGCATATATAATCTGTTCAGATTCTTTCTTGTCAAAGTTTAATTTCTGTTCTACAATCAATTGTTTTACAGCAATGTCATTTACACATTCAGTTAAAAAAGAGGTGATTGTAACGGTTTCTCCAGCTTTAGTTTTGTATCTCACGCTATTCTGTGGCCACTTTTTATTCCAATAATTGCTAAAGTAACTGTTAAAATTCCGTAACAAAAACTCCGAGTATCTCATTTTAAGTCACCATTTTTATAATTTATCCGAGTAATCCAGATGAATTTTGTTGTATTATTTTTATAGTTCCATCAAATCTACGGCCAACAGCTACAAAACCAAACGCCCCTACAACTATTGGACTAGGATTACTTACTGTTCCCGAATAACTAACATTTAAAAAATTTGCTTGAAAAGTATCCCTTCCACCATAAGCCCATATAAAACTTCCATTGATTCCTATACATCCCCCTATTTCATAAGTTCCCATAGTTGGACAATAACTAACTACTTTAATTACACCATCCCCTGTAGCATATCCTACATCCTCACCACTTAAAAATATACCTAAAGCAATAGAACCATTTGTAGAATGGTCACCATGACCGTAAATGTGTATTTTAAATCCATCCCCATTAAAAAAACTCCCTGCAGGAATTAAAATACTCCCAATACATGCATTTGTAGTTGATGTTAACGTAAAATTACGATTATAAAGCAAACTTTCTGATAATCTATGGGTATCTCCCCCATAATGGTCATGAGTATTAATTCGATTGGTTATTGCATTTAATCCGCTTGTATTTGTTATCGTCCCAGCAGAAAATATCTCTCCTTCACTCCAATCACTTTTTAATTGTGCCATTTCAATTCACCTTTTTACGTTCCTGATGGGAACATTTCAACTTGCAATTCCACGCGAAGCTCGTTACTCCCATCAAATGTTATCGAAGGAAAGTATTGGTACGTCCAAACATTCCCACCACTTACTTTTAATCCGAATTCTCTCAACAATACTCCACTCATTTGTACGCTTGAAAAGTCCGCAGTGTAATCTATCTTGCACAAGTTAGCCACACTTACTGTTGGTGCAGTCCCAATACTTCCAGCGTTTAAGTTAGTCACTGCTGCACTCATAGTCTGACTGCCAGTACCGAGTTGAATAAAGTTTGGTCGAGTACCGCTTACACTCCAAAGTAATATTGCTCCACTCGCTCCCACGTTTGTCGAAACCATTATAATCGCCCTCTCATTACGTCCATGTTCCACCTGAAATTATTGTTGTTAATACTCCTCTGCTATCGCCTAAGTAAGGTTGCGGTGATGTCACGCTTCCCAATCTTCCTAAATCTGTGTGTCCTAATACAAAACTGCTCCCCATTGTTCGTGTTGAAACTGTCCATCTGTCCTCGATAAACCCAAACTTTTCAGTTCCCCATAGTAATCGTGTAAATATTTCTGCGCTGATTGTTGTTTCTGCTTGCAATTTCTTGACATCTAATATAAGCTGTTTTAATGTGTCTAATACGTCTGCGATTCGCCTACTGACCTTAACTGTCGTAACTTCATTAATAAGATTTCGCTCAACTGCAAAATCATACCTGACTTCAATGATATCAAACGTTTCATTACCTACTCCTTGGAATGGAAAGTCAACTATGCAAGTGTTTCCNGGAGTTGCACTGAATACACCCTGCAAAACAATTGTTCCTTGTTTAAGCGGANTACTATACCTATCTAATGTGTTTGAAACCATGTCTTGCGCAGCAGTAGGATTAATTATGTTCTTGTCAATTATAACTTTCTCTTGTGGCCCATATAATGCAATGCTTGCTTCATCTTGCCCAAACTTAGCAATCGTTGTACCTCTATCGTAAAACACTGTAATAGCATCTGTACCTGAAATCGGAACATTGTTTCCTGCATCTGTACCTGATACAAAGATGAGTCTCTTCTGGTCAAAATCAACTAAGTACTGTGTTGGTGACCCTACGCTTGATGCGAGGATATCGTACACCCCACCAACTTTCGGAGCAGTGCTTCCACCAATTAATACTTGGGTGTTATGCGGTTTGTAATCTACAGTGTAAATACTTCCACCATTAGCAGTGAATGCGTTTTGGTAATTCGTTAACGTTTCTCCACCATATACCCACACTTTATTGTACAATTCTTTGCGTGATTCTTTTACTCTGCACGATGCACCGTTAGTGTTATTGAATACGATTCCACTTGACGTGCTTCCCTTCAATTCAAAGTGTACGTCTTTGTCAACGTCAACGTAAAATATAAATCCAGCTAAATCTGCCAACTGTTTCAACGCATCGAACACATTAGTATGGTTAAAAGAGATATTGTTTAATGTGACACTTGTAACATCAACGTTTACCCTTGTCAAGTCTTGCGTAAAGTTGTCAATGATATTATTAACAATCAAACTTATTTCTTGGTTATTATATACTGATGGTTCTATGGTTTCATCCATTAATCTGATTGAGTAATCTCTGCCAGTAATAGTTAATGTCTCGTTTAATTCTTTCCCACGATAATCTATGTCTTCAATAACGCCAGAAAATACTTTAGTTGTTGCAGGGTTTACATCTAAATCTGCGTAAACAAGTATCTCTTCACCAATGCTGAAATCACTTTGATGTTTTCCTGCAAAGTTGTCAAACGTAATCGTCACATAAGAACATGAATTATTTTCACTCATAGATTTAACTACACTAATGTTTTTTGCATCGTTATATTGCGTCCCACCGATTGTTAACTTTACGTAAACTGTCATGTTAGTATCCTGTTATCATAGTTCTTAACTTTGCTTCAAATTGTTCAGCGAGTTCATCAATCGTAAGTCCAACTCCTGTTATGTACCCAATGTTGACTATAATGTTACCACCCATACCTTCGGTTGCTGCCCTGCGCGCGTGCGGACGGCCAATAGGCACAATCCTCTCAGGCCCGGCTTCACCAATCATTGCAAATTCAGGAGACGTAATAATTCCCCCAAATTGTTTTGCGCGTACAACCCCTCTCCCTAATGAGAGTAATCCACTTGCACCTGAGATTCCAGCTCTTTGTGCAGATGCAATTGCCGCATTCATAGTTGATATTTTCTCTTGTTCTGATTGTTTAGAGTTTAATGCAATCATTGCTTCTGCAAGAGATTTATATGCAGCAGTAGCAGAGTTTGCGCTTGCTGTTAAAGCATCAGTTTCACTTGTTAATTGTTGTGTTGTTTTTGAAGCATNAGTTTCAGCAATTGAACAATAATTTATTTCTTCAGTAAATAGTTTAGTAGTATCTGCGGCACTTTTTTCTTGGTTTTTAATGTTTTCAATTGTACTAGCCCAATTCAAACTCATTTCTGAAACTCTTCCCATTTCTTCAATAAACTGAGAAAATGAAATCTCTTGAGTAAGAACAGAACCTAATAAACTTAATCCTCGACTTACTAATGCGATTTGAAATGCAAAGAAATCAAGCCCATCATTAACTAATGTAACTCCCCACAATAATTTATCAACTATCCACACAGTTGCTTGACCTATTGCAGTACCCCATTCAATTAACATTTCTTTATTCTCAAGAATATAAGTAAGTAATTCACTAAGTTGTGGAGATAATTCTGTACCAATTGCTTCTTTCATATCACTAAACGCAACTTTTAACTGTTGAATTTGACCTTCTAAAGTTCCAGCATAAGTCGCAGCATCANCAATGTAATTCTGCGTTTCTTTCATAATTTCATTCCAAGCTTGATTTTGGTCTTTTGCTTCCCTGATAGAAATCATTGCCTTGTTTGCAGCGACTTGAAATGCANCACCAAAATNTTGACCTTCTTTTCTTGCGAATGATGCTTGGTCTTTTAAACGTTGTAACAGTACCGTTGCTTGGTCAATAGATAATCCAGTACCTAATAAGTTTCTAAGAGTGTTTGCTGCTTCGGTTATTCCAATTAATCCGTCTTGAGTTAATGTTTGCAATGATAAGTTTGTCTTATCAACACTTATTCCAAACTCTTGAGTTACTTCTCCCAGTCCAGTCATTGCAGCATCTAATTCCATAAATTCAGTAATTGAACTTTTAACAAGACTAATCCATGCAGCGCCTATTGCAACTGCAGCACCTACTGCAATTTTTGTTAAATCACTATAAGATACAGAAAGTAATTTATTATTCTTATCAATATCATCAGAAGTTTGTTTAGAAAAATCTTTTAGAGAAGTTTGTGCTTCATCTAAATTAGTCTGCAAAGTCTTAATATCTGCCGATAGTTTAATGACAATTTCATTACTTCCAGATGTTAATGCCATGTTTTTACCTGCGTAGTTTTCTTAATCGTTCTTGTTTATCGTGTTCTCTTTTTTTCTTTTTTTCAAGAGTGTTCCACGCTTTTTTTAAACAATTAACTTCTCTGGAAGAAAGGGCATCAATGTATTCCAGCGTCCATCCAGTTAATTCGATGAGCCAGAGTTTATCAACCCATTCTTCCTTCTCTACTTTTTTTCACTATCCTCACTTTTATTTAATTCCCTTATTTGTTTTTGTAATTTAAGCCCCTCATTCTTGTTGATTACTTCAAGTTTCTTGTAATCATCTGCTGATAAACATTCTTTTAAATAAAAATCAATTAAATCTCCGGGATGTTCTGTAAAATTATCATACTTTTTTTCTTCTTGATATTTAATTAATCTGATTTGGCCAGCATAACTCAACTCTTTAATCTCAATCTTTGAACCATCGCTAAGTTCAACAATCTCCTTTTTTAATCCCATTTGTTCCACCCTCGCTTAAGTTTATCTTTCTTCTCACTTGAAAAAAGAAAATAAAAAATTCAAATATAATCTCTACCATGCATTGTACTTGAAAATCTCGTCATTTACAAGCACACTTACAGATTTAGGTTGTATCGTGATTGTTTGTTCACATGGTCCTTCCCCAGCAGTTGGCGATTCCATATCAATGATTTTACAACCACTTAATGAAACGTAACAACTCCTGTTAGCAGCACCAGTTTCTGCATCTTCAATTGCAAAGAGCATATTAAACTCACTTCCACCTAAGAAGTATTGGTTATACCATGTCTTTGTTCTCTCACTCGTTGCATCAACAGTCATACTATAACTATAATCTCTGTTGAGTTGGAATGGTACATCAATAACAGCACTGCCGTTTAAGTAATGCGGAGATTGTGTATTATTCGTCACACTGAAAGATTGTTCCTTAACCTCAGTAATGTGTGTTCCTGATGGGAAATGCGTCTTCCAATCTTTCCACAAAAACCCGCGTGTTGTTGTTTCTGTTGCTGCTGA